TAGAAGAATCTACCACAAATTCTTTATCTGTCTTTACACAATAGTATTCTCTGGAACAGCATTTGCTCAATCTGCTCCATCAAATACAAATATTGCAGGACCCTCAGCATCTGCCACTGGTAATGTAACCAACCAGGCAGTCCAGGTGCTTCAGGGCCCTTTTGCTGCAAATAGTTATGGAGGTGGAGTTGCCTGTCAGGGTCCAACACTGAACTTACAAACCTTTGGTTACAATAGTCTTGCGGGCAGTACAGATCCAACAACATATCAAACCAATTCATTTAATGGAGGACTCTCTGCAGGGTTCGCTATACCTCTTGATGGGTCTTTCCAAGAACTTTGTAAGGCAAGAGTCAGAACTGAAATCACAAGGCAGCAAGCAGAGGCAGATAAGGCACGACTTGATTTTGAATTAGTTCGTTTACTGAAGTGTGGTGAGGCAATCAAGTCAGGTATCAGTTTTCATCCAGAGAGTCCATACGCAAAAATATGTGCTGATGTCGTTGTTAGGTATCCAAAAGTACAAGATGTAGTCAATGGAAATAAAACCAATCTGCGGTAAGAGCAGAACGAGAGAAACAAGAAGAAGAAAAACAAGAGAAGACCAGAGGACTTCCAGACACTACCCCCACCCCCCAACTGCCTCCAGTTGTTCAAACCACCCAGGATAATCGGGTTATTTCCGATGATGCCCCCAAAACTAACCTAGGAGTACCCGTCATTGAAGTACCAATCATCGGGGAAGTTCCCATCCCACCTAAAGAGCAAGTTATTCTTGCTGGCACCACTGCTACTGCTTCTGTCGCTGCGGCTCTTGTTGGGAAATCTGTGGTGGAATGGTTGGTAGGTAAAATGAAACCTATCGTTCAACAGATATTTGTAAGGGGTAAGAAACTCTTGAACAGAGACCTTACCCCATATGAACTTCAAGTGTTCTTTGCCTTTGAAAAAACTGCTTCTCTTAAGAAAGTTAATAAGTTGCTGAAGAAAGAACAGAAGAAAGAAAAAAGAACAATACAAAAAGTTTCACGAGAAGTGATTACTTCTTACGCTTCTCTAACAATACACTAAAGTTTTTATCTTTTGTTCCCCCATCATAAGCAAGAGCATAACCTTCGTCAATCATTTGATTATTCAATGAGGTCTCTTGTCCATTAATAAACAAATGCCCGATGATTCTTCCATACTTCTCTGTACTGTCTGGAAGTTCGGTCTTGATAATAATATCTTTAGCACCTTCAAGTTTTTTTTTCAACCATTCTTTTGATTCAAGACCCATTGCCTTCTCTTTGAGATCCGTTGTTCTACTTTCGGGAGTATCAACACCAGCAAGGCGAATACGTTTAGTGAGAGATATATCAAACCCCAAATCAATATCCGCATCAATCGTATCACCATCAACAACTTTATGAATCTCACGAATTCTGTAAATATATGGATCTTTATTTTCCATCAGAAAGGTAACTTGAACTTCTCTGTATTTAGTTTGGGGATGGGAAGTTTCTCAAATGCTTTGTTGACTTGTTTCTCTACAACAGCACCGACGAACTCTTCTGGGTTGTCCAGAATCTTCTGTGCTTTTTGATAAGTCACATAAGCACCATAGCATAGTGCCCCACTCACCGTCAGACTTGCCACAGATAAAATAAGTGCTAGGTTCTTCATTTTAGTAACTTCTCAATTGCGTTGTAGTAATAGACGGCATTATGGTCTTCTACACCATCAAATCTCTTATCATCAGCATCTTCTAAATAAACCTCTACCACCTGGACGGGGAGAACCAATTGTGATGATTGCTAGGTCTGGTGCGGACTTGAGCATAAGGTCAGCAACAACAGTCGCAGTCGCACCACCAAGAGAGTGTCCCGCAAGAATCAGTTTTCTACCTTTCTCTAGTGACTCAAAATTTAATACTAACTCAGTAATCGTTCTGGTAGCATTATCTTTAAATCCTCTGTGAGTATCTTCACTACGGAATAAGAATTTTAGATTGGTTGCCCAGTCCGATGTTTCATTTGTTCCTTCAATTGCGAGAATACAATATCCAGGAATACTCTTATCTACAATGAAATCATTCTTATCAGCATAAACGGCAACACAATTTTTAACTGCCTTCAGAATGACTTCTGTGGGTAGTGTCGTGTTCATCTTTCATCTCCTCGTTTGCTAACCGTAGTATATAGTAAATGATATACGCAACAAAGATAAGTCCTGGACCAAGAATCGCCATCACTCCCCAAGGAAAATCTTCAGGCATTAGAACTTACCTTCTACACAATAATCTGCTTTTTTATTTGGCGTATATTCCTTATGACCTTCTTGGGGTTTCATCCAACCACATCCAATCAACCATTCCATCGTCATCGGAGTGGGTCTTATCTGCTCCCAGAGTGGTCCTTTCGCACACATTTCTAGGTGCTTTGCCGTTTGACCTAACTGTTCTTCTGCCCAGTTCGCATCTGCCTCCCAAGGCACAGCACGACTTTGACCCATAGACTCATAAGAAAGCCTTGTGGTCTTCATGACCCAAGATGGTATTTCAGCATCTTGATGAACCTGAGCCATAAATGCTGTTTCTATTCCACCACCCATACAGTCCTGAACGACATGCCATCCTTCGTGACGTAGTGTTCCTAGAAACTCTCTTGGGTCTTTGAGTAACTCTTCATTTATAAAGAGACGGTTATACTTTGGTTTATATAATCCTACTGTTCTTGGTGTGAAATATCTGGGTGGAGCAATATAAACACCAACATCGACTTTCTCTAGTCCTACTAAAATACGCTTGACTTCTTCTCTGAATGGGTCAAGTTCTTTTGCTTTGAGTAATTCTGATTCTGATGTAAGTTTCTCAACACCTTCAGTACATTCTAATAGAATCATACAACCCATCGCTGCCAGACTATATGCTGGAACGGTGGGTTGTTTCTTTACTATTTTTTCAGCACTTGCGGGAAGAACTAAACTTAATGATAGACCGATTGCCGTGAGGAGTTTTTTCATTCTCGTCCCTCTTGATGATGTATCCAAACTTTCAAATCTTTTACATACTTTCTTAAGGTTTCTGCTTGTGATAGGTGCCACTCTTCTTGTGTATCTAGATGCAGTTTTACATGAAGATCAACCGCATCTAGACACTTTTTAATTACAGGATTCCAAGGTTCCCGTATCGGAGTGTTCCATTCTCTGGGCATAAAACCTCATTTTTTCTTCCCACCGTTTTTCGCTTTATTTGCAGTGGCATTTCCCTGATTCTGCTTAGAGTTTTTACCTCCAGCAGAACCTTTCTTGCCCTTATTTGCGGACTTTGCCATTATGCTCCACCTGTGCGAGGTTGAACTTGACCCTCTTCCAGTGCTTCAACTCTTGCTTCAAGAGTTGTGGCAGGTGCTTCTGCTACTGGAGCAGGTGGTTCTGGAGGAGCTTCTACAACTGCTTCTCTGCGTGGATCTTCTTTCTTCTCATCATCCTCACCACCTTTCTTCATAGTATTAATACCAAAGGTAGCAGCAGAAGCGGTGAAGACCGTAGCAATGAAGGTAGGATCCATTTTTGCGAGCATACCAGCATAGCTAGCGGTCAGGAGAGCGGCAGACCAACTCAAAATCGCAACACGAATAACTTGACTCATAGTTTTTTCTTTTTTGTTATCCATCAGTCCGTGTGATGAAGTCTGTCTTATTTAGGATTTTAGAACCTAAACTTAACATTTGCGGACACTGCTGTGTTGCTCACACCATTATTAATCTGATGAACTCCCTGAATGCTGACGATTTCTTTATAGTCAAGAGTTGCTGATGCTTCAATCGCATTATCAGTCGCATAAGAACCTTCAACACTTACACCAAACAAGTTCTTTTTCTTACCACCGAAACGAGTTTCAAGTCTTAAACCCGCTTCACCAACATTATATGTTTCATTTACACCTTCAACAGTTCTTGCTGATTGTGATGAACCAGTTTCAGTGAATGCGTTTCTCTTATAGTTACGAACAGTGTGTCCAATAAAAGGAGTTATGTTCTTGTGAGCGTGAATGAAGAGTCTATTGCTGACCCACCATTCTTGTCCAGAAGTCTGACTATCATTGCTGAAAACTCCAGCAACATTTCTGGAAACATTATAGTTGTTCTGAGCAAGACCAGCATTCGTCAGAAGTGATAAAGTATTACCTCTGAGCATATTGAAGACACCATAATGACCCTTCATCAGTTTGGAAGTGCTATCTGAACCATTCAAGTTCAGAGTTACATTATTATACTGACCACCAACAGTCCAAGTTGGTTTGATATCAATTTCTAAACCACCACCATAGATGAATGAAGTTCCAGAGTATCCATTCTCTCCTTGAGACCAGGCATAGTAGTTCTTGCTGAAGACTCTAACCTTTTCCTTTGATTGTGATGGTTCGTGGTTGAGAAGTCCTTGTAATGATTCACCCATCTTATCCATAACTTCGTGCTGATCTACACGACCATAGAAGTCAGCATATTCGTGTGAAGTCGCAACTGTGCTTGCTTGTGATGTGGTTACAACAGCAGTTCCATTTGTAACAACAGTTGAGTTATCACTATAAGTATCAGTTGTGACTGGTGTTGTGGTGGTGGTTGTAACAGAAGTGGTTGTTACATCAGTTTGAGTGTGACGATTAACTCTTTGTCTTCCATCATCTTCTGTTGCTGCGTGAATAACAGTTGTTGCGGATACTGGAGCAAGAACAGCGACCGATGAAACTACATTATTAACTGTGCTAGAACTGACCAGAGTTGGTGTTCCCCCAGTTTCGTAAATGTCTAGAACACCATTCTGGTTAGCATCACCAGAAAGTGCTGCTGCTGAAAGACTTACGGTGCTGGAAAGAATCACACTATCCATAGGCATCCAGTTGACTGTTGGAGACCCAGCAGCATTATATGTGAATTGATAATCACCAGCAGAAAGTCCAGTAAAAGTTACACCTTGCCAAGCATATGATGTTTGTATGTTGGTATCATAGGGAACTA